AACTCTACGACCAATGGATCGTATGTCAATTTTGTACCAGGTGAATACATGTCCAAAAATGGTGTTGCTCGACTTACTTCACCTAAAGATACACCAGGAAGATTAACAGTTTGGCAAAAATATTGTGTGGTTTTAATTCTACTAAACGTTAATAAAAACTTCGTTGCCTGTAATAGGTTTGTATTATCGGGACTTCTGTTTATTGCTGTCATTTTATCTCCTCTATCAGTATTTAGGAGCCAAAAAAAAGACCACCCGAAGGTGGTCTTTAAAATGTCACTCTGCGGTGACTCTTATCTTACATAAGATTTTTCACTTGGAAAATTCTATAGTAAACGTTTGAACGTGCGTTCAATGCGCCATTGCCACTTGTCAATCCAGTTGCGAATGGGTTTGCAACCATGCCGTAACGAGTCTTGAAACCAATCTTTGGTTGGAATGTGTACTGGTCAATTGCACGAACCATTTGTAGAGGAACGTATGGGCAATAGAAGATACCAGCGTCATAAGGAGAAGAACCCTTATAACCGATTGTCACCAATTCTTGGTTAGATGTGTAACCACCGAAGTATGGGTCGATATAGACCTTGATACGACCGTGTAACATACCAGCAAATGTATTGCCTGTGTCATCAACTTGTAGGTCAGCAGACAAAGCAGGTGTGTATTGCAACACGCCAGCCATCGCCATTGCGGAAGCAACGTCAGATGATACAATCATCACGTTACCTTTGCCACGACGAGTTTGTTTTGCAATAACGTTAGCATCACGTTCGATTTGGAAAATCAAACCTTTGAAACGTTCAACAGACCAACGACCGTTAGAGTCAGTGTCCAAGTCAAATGCACCAGCAGTTGTAGTGCCGTATTGAGCACCTGCAACAGCAGTTGTATAGATTGTACGGATAACTTCACGGTTAATTTCAGCAAGAATCTCGGTAGAAAGAATGTTGCTCAATTCTGTTTCAGCATCCAAACCATGGATTGCTTTCAAGTCTTGTGCAAGTTCTAGTGAGTATTCAGCTTTCAATGCACGGCTTTGTGCAGTAACAGTAACTTTCTCAATGCTGAATGCCATTTGTTTGAAAGGACTGTCTGTGTCTGCACCTAATGCTTCAGCAGTAGATGTTGACATTGCGATACCAGTTGTGTAATGGTTAGCAGTCAAATCTGCAACAGGGCTTGTACGGATATCTGTTGCGTTGTTACCACGGAAACCGTATGGGTTAGACGTAGACAATGCACCAGAGAACTCTGTGTTTGCTTCGTTGAAGAATGCTTCGTTTGTGTTGTTTGGTGAACCTGATTGTGTGTCGTAACGAGCACGCATTGCAAAGATTAGACCAGTAGGTCCAGTCATTGGCTGAACGCCTGCAACGTCATAAGCAATCAAGTTAGGCAATGCACGGCGAACCAAGCTAATCAAGATTGGATCGTAGTTAGAAATGCCAGAACCTGTAACGTTTGTCGGTGCAGAAGATACAGCAGTTTCGTTCAACTGTTGTGATGCTGCAGCCATTTCACGTTGTTGGTTTTCCAAAACAAGTGCTGTAACAGCTTTCTTGTATGGGTCTTTGATGGACTCTAGGCCTTCGTGTTCAAGCACTGGCGCCCATTTCTTTTGTAGTTCTTCGGTTAGATACATTAATGTTCTCCTTATTAGTATCTTTTATTGGTAAAGTTTATTTATTTAACCAATGATTTAGAGATGATTTGTGCGTACTGAGCGATTGCAGGATCAACAGATGCCATTGGCTTCTTTTCATCCTCAACTTCTACAGCTTCATGTAGAGCAGAACTAACTGGTGCTTTAACTGTTTGTTGGAAGTATGAATCTACCAATGTTTCTAGTTTGCGACCAAATTCTTCTTCAGTAGTAAACTCAACAGTCTCTGCGAGTGATTTTAGTTTTTCTACTTGTGTCTGCGTCAGGCCTTCACATACTGTATGTATAGCCTCTGTCTTTTTAAATTCGTTAATTTGTTTCTTCATTTCAACGTTACGTGAAATTTCTTCGTTGATTGAAGTTTCCAATTCTTCAACCTTTGTGGTCAATTCTTCCACAACATCAACTTTTTCTTCTGGAATGTCAATGTAGTGTTCTTCGAATAGACCTTTTAGACCACGGATGAAATCTTCAACGATTTCGGAACGTAGACCTTTTTCGATTGCCAATTGGTTTTCTTTGAACCATTCTTCAGCCATGTAGTTGATGTAGTCATCCAACTTCTTAGCCAAATCTTCTTTAACTGATTCAACAGCCACTTCAAATTCTTCGTACAATGCTTCTTCGACTTCTTCCATAATAGATTGAGAACGAGCAATAACGGCAGATTCAAAAATTGTGGTTGCTTTTGTTTTGAATTCTTCTGAAAGGTCTTCACCTGAAAGTAATGCACCTACGTCTTGGTCCATTTGTTCTTTCATTTTTTGTTTCTTCATCATAGACTTAATCATTTTTTTGTCTTCTGCTGCATCTTCATGACCTTCTTTTTCTTCTGCAACAACTTCTTCTGCTTCTTCTTTTTCTTCAGCATAAGATTGGAATGTTGCACCTGGATTTGCTTGCATCATTTGTGGTGCAAGTTTAGCTTTGATACGGTCACGAATTGCGTTGTAATCAGTTGCTGCAGCTTGAACAGCTTTGTGTTCAGAACCTTGTGAGTCAGCAGGACCTGACAACTTTTCAGCAGGTTGTGAACCAACTGGTGGCGTTGCACCTGGAGGTGTTGCTGTTGGTGTACCTTTTGTATAGTCACCAGTTTCGTCATCCTGTTTTTTAATTTCACCTGCAACTTCACCAACATCTTTAGTGCCGTAAGCAACAGATGTAGGTAACTTTGATGGTGCGTCTTTGTGGCCACGGCTTACAGAAGCATCAAAAGTTTCTTTTGCACCTTCTGTTAGAATTGCTTTAGCGGCGTCTGTCAGATTAAATTTTCCCATTTTGAGAATCTCCTTGATTTATATTGGATATTTATATTTAAAGTTTTTTAAGGAAGTTTTCAAAGATTTTTAAACTTACAGTTTCAATCTCTTTGCGTGATGCTTGCTTAATCTCTTGTTTAGCTTCATCGTAATGTTGTTCGGTCCAAACACCGTTAACCAACATCCACTCCTTACCTTCCATAATACCTTGTACAAAAGCACCAGGCGCAGAAGGATCTGCTACAATATCTGCCGCTGTGGCCAGATGAAAGTCTCCTTGAACGACATTGATGCCGTTTTCCATTTTAAGAGAACCCATACCTCTAGATGACACACCAAGTTGTGCGCCGCCTTCGATAAGGTTTCTTGCAATGTTACCCATAGGGGTTTCAAGAATTTTTGCTTTGCCTATCCAAGCATTTCCTTCTTGGCGCAGACCAACAATTAAGTGTGATACACGGTCAAGATTAATGGATGGGGTGTCTGGATGTCCCAGTTCACCAAAGGCACGATTTTTTTGAATGTATTCTTCGTTATAACGGTTAACTTCATTACGCATAGTTTCTTCTTTATACATGCGTTTGTTTTTGTTAACAGCTTCTGCGACTAGAAACGGACCTTCAATGAAAAGAGTTTTCTTTCCATCTTTTTCTTCCGTTAAATATTGTACCGATTCGGTAAGTTCTCGTATGAGTTTCATTTTAATCCTTATGGTCTTATGCTGTAACTACCGTAGTTAAATGCAGCTGGATCGTTGAACTGACCACGTTGATAGTGTTCGTTGTCTTTACGTAATTCTAATATTAATGTATATGAATTGTTTGCGACCATGCCTCTAGTTTGAACACCTATATCACCTCTGGAGTTTGCTGTTCCTTTTGAGTTGTTTGGTATTGTTACCCAGTTATCTTGACCATCAAATTCACAACTACCATTCAACATGAATATTGGTGTAGTTGTATCAGCGTGCCAAAATAAATTAACATCACCATTATTAGGACCTGAGTACCATAAACGATTCAAAGCTAAACCATAATAAGATAATGGACCTGTATTTGCAGTCGATGAAAGTAAGTTTGCTTTCGAACTATCTAATGCACCATATAATGTGTTAGCCGTAATTCTGGCGTGGTTGTCTTCTTGACCAGTACCATCAAACTTACCTGTTAATTTAATAACGGCATGTTCTGTTGTGTCTTTAATGACTTGATATGAATATAAATTTGCCATTTGTAATTCCTGTTATGTTTGAATAATATTTATACCAGTGTCAAAATTATTCAGCTTCTGTTGTAGCAGGTTCATCTGCACTTACAACTTCATCTTCGGATGTTGCATCATCTGGATTCATTAATTGTTTTGCAACTTCAACCTTGTGTGTCTCAATATGAGCTTTAACTCTATCGTGTAGTGCGGAATATAATGCATTACGCATTTCAATTGCGTTGTCATTTTCTGCGTAGTCTACGATTTCTCTTGCTTTGTCCATTGTTATCTCCTAATTATAAAATGCGTTTCAATCTGGTAAATGTTGTTTCAACTTCTTCTAAGCTGAGGTCACCTTTAACTGATTTTGAACCACCGGAACTTTTTGGTTTTGGTTTACTCTTTGATGATGAACTACCACCAGAACTGGAACCACCAGTTGGTGCAGGATCAGGCATTAATTCTGCCTGTTGTACCATTTGGTCGGTCTGAACTTGCCCCAACATTTGTTGTTGTGCAACATCGTTTGTTACAGCAACAGGCAATCCAAGACCCATTTCTTTTTCTTTTTCAATCTCTGCATCCATTTCAGAAATCTCATCATCTGTTAGACGCAACACATTCTGTTGAATCCATTTTTGTGAGAAGTAACGGCCTGTATACGGATCAACCGATTGAAGTAGAGTTAAACGTTGTGAAATTAATTCCGCTTCTTTTAATTCGGAGAAATTATTATCTTTAATGAAGTCGTAGTGAATGTCTTCTTTAAACAATTCCCATTCTTCATCTGTACAAATACCTTTTAGTACACATTGTACACGTAATGCCTGGTTGAATACATCGGAGAATTTACTTCTCAATCTATCCACAAATTTTGAGAACTTCAATTCATCTCTAGTAATTTCTGATGAACGACCAAGTGAGAATCCTTGATTAGGTTCTAACCTGGAGATTGGAACACATAAGGCACCATAGAGTTTCTTCTGAAAGTATTTAACGTCTTCCAACTCACCTAGGTTCTGTCCACCTGGTAGTGTAGTAATCTCTGTGCCTTTACCACCTTCTCTACGTGGTAACCAGAAGTCTTCCATCATGGACATAAACTTGCGGTCATCACGGACTTCACCTGTGTTGGCATCATAGACAAGTTTGTTTTTATACTTGACCATAATGTCACGTAGGTATTGTTCTGCTTTTAATTTTGGTAAATTGCCAACGTCAATGTAGAAAATACGGCGTTCTGGAGCTCTCGAAATACGGTAAATGACCGTTGCATCCTCTATCATACGTAGTTGATTAAGAGGCTTGATTGCTTTATGTAGATAACTCAGAACAACCGCACGGCGGGAGTCCATAAGACCCGATACCACCGAAATAATAGAGTCTGTTGTAATGCGAACACCAACAGGACCAAAATTGGATGCACTACCACTAACAACTTTGTCGTTGTAGATGTAGTATTCGTTGACTGGTTGCATAATGTCTGCACCAGTTCTCTCATCTTTTTGTTTCTTCATTTCACGGACCTTACGCAATCTACGTGGGTCAATGTAACGAAGTTCTTTAATACCTTCTTGTGGATTCTCACGGTCAATAATGATGTGGTAGTACATTCTACCATCAACATAGTATCTACGGAAGATATCTTGAGCCATGTTTTGATAACTCAACATACGAAGAACATTGTTGAATTCTTCTTTAATGGCTTTTTTAATTTTGTCTGCAACTTTTAAATCATCTAAAATGATTTGTGTTATTTTACCATCATCGTCTTGCACAATGGCTTCATTAACTATGTCATCTATCGCAGATTCGATTTCAGGTTGCATTGCCATTTCACGATAACGAGAGATAAGTTCTACTTCATTCTTTGCGGTACCGTCAAGGTCAACATAAGTGCCGTAATATGCGGCAGATGTAATAGTTAATGCCCCATCGTCTTGCGTTGGTGGTGCAAATGATTGTTGTGCGGCCGCATCTTCCTCATCCTTTTGGCGAGAAATTGTAAAACCGAACAGTGAAAATTTATTTGTGTTGTTTGCCATATTTTGTGTGTAATTATAAAATCAAAAAAACATGGGAGACCCGAAGGCCTCCCGCATATATCAAGATGTTGTGTCTGTTTCCCAGAATTGGTATGCAAACGTACATGTGAATTCTTCAATTGCGTCATTTGAACCCCAATCAAGGTCGATTGGTGCCAAATCTAGTGGAAACAAACCAACGAAATTATATCTTTTCAATTCGTTGCCTGTTTTACCATATTGAATAACGTTTGCATCAACAGAATAACCATTAGAATTTCTTGCTGCGCCACTTCTTAGGTTACCTGAGTGACTATTGATAGAGTTCATCCAGTTTTCTAAAGAATTTCTGATTGCAAAATCTTCATCGTTGATGATTGTCAATGTCCAGTCAGCAAATGTTCTGTTGCCTGGAAATTTCATCTCACGGCCAAAGTAAAAAACTGGTACAGTACCAATTGATGAACCTGGTAGTTGAGCTGTTTTCGCCATAAAGGTTAGTTTTTGACCAGCAGCTGTTGAGTTTGTTACGTTTGATGGAAATATTAAAGAGACAGAGAATAAATTAGGACGTGCTCCGTCTCCAATCATATTAGCTCTGAATTCTGATACATTAAATGCCATTGTTTTCTCCTATATCGTTTATTTATTAAGCTGCGCCAACGATTGTTACGAAGTCAACACCAGTACCAACAGCAATAAAGTTCAATTGAATGTAGTTTACTGAACGTGCAGGTTTAAGGTAGATATCTCCAACGAATTGGTTACTATCAATAACTTGTTGCGTGTTATTTGTTGTATCGCAAACAACTCTAAAGTCTGTTAAACCACGGCGACCTTGAATGTCACGCAAGAATGGTGATACTAAAGCAATAAATTGTGCTCTTGTAAATTCATCATTCAATTCAAACATTGAGAACTTGGCTGCTTGTGCAATTGCCTTTTCTAATGTAATGAATAGACGGCGAACATTGATACGGTCGAATGCTGATGGTTTGTTTAACAATGTTTTGTCACCAAACAATACTGTGCCTTGACCTGGGAATGATACAACTGGATTAACACCTGCTGCATACAATGTGTCACGGAATGATTTGTTTGGATTCCATGCCAACTTGATACAATTCTTAATTGCACCACGGTTGAAACCAGCTGGTGAGAACCATGGGTCACGAATGTTGTCTGTGTATACACACAAGCCAGCAATATCACCGTTCAATGGTATCCAACGATATGTGTTGTTGTACTTGTCGAATTGGTATTTCCATCCAGAATCAGCAACAACATAAGAAGAACTTCTTGATAGTGTTGTCAACCAATCTTGAATATTAGTTGTTTCGTCTCCTGCTCTATTAACTACGTCTGCATATCTTGGAGAGATAAAAGCAACACAGTCTGCACGACCAACAGCAATATTGTCAATAACATATTGTTGAACTGTAACTGAGTGACCTCCGGTTAGTATCAAAGAAACATCAATAGATTCTTTGTTGGCAAACAAATCGTAAGATAGTTGTAAGTTTCCATCAGTAGGTGAAACTGAAGAACCTGTAATTAAATTAATTACTTGGTTGGTTGCTGGATTTGCAAAGGTTCTGCCTGCTGCAGTTTGGCCCCATGTAGAACTTGTTGTTGCATAATTAACAGGATCCATTGCATAAACATATTTTGAGTTATTGAAAATAACTTGTTTATAGTAGTTTGTAACACCGTTGATAACTGCATCAGAAGCAGCCGAAACGAAACCATATGTTTCTAAGATTGAACCGGCAGAACCTGTAAACAATCCATCTTGGTCAATAACAACGATATGCATCTCATCATTTACACCATTAACAGAATCAGCAAAATCTGATGTACCTGGCGCAGATGTAAAATAGTTTTTGTATGCCCATGTACTATATGTTTGGTTGTTTGCACACACAGCAACAGTGATAGAGTTTCCTAAAACACCTGCATATCTGGCCGCAAATGGACCGTAATTGTTACCGTTGTTGGTATTTAAATAAGTAGATTCGTAAACATCTTCATTTTTAATTTGTACATTCAATGTACTACCATCGGTTGCATTGTTTGCTAATGCACCAACTGAACGTACAATACTTAAGTTATTACCATAAGACAGAAAGTTTGCGGCAGTAAAGAATGATACTGCTGAATCCGAATTAGGTTTACCATATGTGTTTGTAAGTGTTATTTCACTATCTATTTGTTTTACCTTGTCTGCTGGACCCCATTGAAATATTCCAGCAAATGCACCAGCGGTCTGTTGAACTGCGGGTACAACGGTTGTTGCATCCACCTCAGCTACATTTACGCCTGGAGAGATTTGAAATGCCATTTTATTCTCCTTGAATTATTATGTTCTTTTGGCAAAATACCATAAGAGTATTTATGAAAGGCTGGTTTTATAACCTTTCCAATCTGTTTCTCATAAACTTTGCATACGTTTCTCCACCGTCTGCAACTTCCCACATATCACCACCCATAATCTCAAAATCATGTTCTAAACCATCTTCGATGATTGGGGCTGGCAAAACGTCATCATCCATTTGATTCATATTTTCTAACTGAATCTGTTTTCGAATGTCGTGGTTGACAATTTCTTTAAAATATTGTTGAGTTGTTACCCATGAAAACATAACCAAAGACATGACCATATCATCATTAGCACCATCTTCTGCACTAAAGGAGTTCTTTTGTTGAATAAAAGTGGTCAATTCGGAGTATGTATCAAAATCTTGGATTTGTAATTTGTCACCTTCAATCAGTGTCTTAAGGTTTGAACAACCAATTGCCTTGACTTGAGGAGACATTTTCAATCCCATCTGAACACCACGGGCAAAACCAGCAGACAATTGTTGTGGTTTCTTATTGCCCGTAAATATTTTCCAAAGGTTCTCGTACTCAAAGTCTGCATGTAGTGAGTCTGCTACTTGTGGATTATTATTAATTTCTACCAACACATACGCATCATTATAATATCTTGCTGTATTATAGATGACTGTTGGAAACAATATAGGTGTAATTGATGAACTCTTGTAGGTTGCCACTTGTTTGTATGGTGTCTGTGAGATATCAATTACAGAGAAGGCTGAACTATCAAGGTTCTTACCTTCTGAAACGTCAACCGTGATTGCATACAGGTGGTCTAATTTAGATTCGTTGATACCTTCTTTGACCGGATGTTCATATATTTTTAACAGGTCATGGTTCGCAATTGGGTCATTATACACCAACTGTTGCAATTTATAACCAGAAATCAAAGTGTTTGAAGAACCTAAAAATTCAGTCTCAAACTCTTGTGAGAATTGTCGTTGAGAAGTGTTGCGAATTGTTTCTTCTTTCCATTTCTCATCACGACCAGGTACTTGTGACCAATGTATTTCAAAATTAATATAGTTATTCTTTTTGTTGATTGAGTCCATCCACAATTTGTAAAATAGATTCATACCATTCGGTGTTGACACAATAATAATCTTTGTCTTTTTACCTGATGAAATTACAGGGTAGACGGAGTTAAAGAATTCTTCCGCAATATTGTTTGGTACGAAAGCAAATTCATCCAAGAATACGATGTTAAAAGAACCTCCACGAATTGCAGATGATGATGTAGATGCAGCAACAATTTTAGAACCGTTCTCTAGTTCAACGTTACCTTTATTCCACGTAACGATACCTTGTTGCAACCACATTGGTAAATTTTCATATGCAAGTTGGTACTTGGACAAAATATCACGAGCTAAGGCTCCTTTGTTCGCTAGAACTGCACAGTTTTGTTGGTCGGTAAATATGGTTGCCCATAACATATATGCAACCGTGGTTGTGGTTTTACCAACCTGTCGTGGACATTTTGTAATAACGAATCGGTTGTCTTTGAAAAGTTTTAACATCTTTTCTTGGAACGGCCACATCTTAAAGTTGATTAGACCTTCATCAACGTTAACAATTTTAATATAATTTTTTGCAAAATAAACAGGGTCTTTGGCACATTTAATGTATTCATCAACCTGTTCTTGTGTATACTCTACCTTAACACCAGCCTTTTTAAGTAAAGGATTATCACGATATGCTTCACCAAATTTTAAATCAACAGTACTAATCATTCTTTACTTTTTAAGAGTTTATTTAATTCAGCAGTTGAACCAACAAAAATGGCTTTATCAATTTTGGTATCACCTTCTTTTTTGTTTCCATCCATTGTACGCATTTGCTTTTGTACCGCAAGTAACTCTTTGTTTGCATCGACCACATTCTTTAGTAATGTTGCATAAACTTCAAATGCTCGTGGGTGTTGTCCTGCTGCAGCAATGTGCCGAAGTTCTTCCATTGCATCTTTACCATTATCAATCAGCTCTTGCAGATTATCTTTAGTTTGTTGATATGCGTCTTGTAAGTCCGTTTTTAAATCCGGACCTTCTTCAGTCTTAACAACTGTCGGTAAGAGAGTTTTTACATCTTGTTCTACCGGTGTCACATCAAATAATTTTTCCATGTTTTTGTCAAACGTATTCATATTTTTAACTTAGTTTATAATGCTGCGATTCTACTTTTAAAATCGTTAAAATCAGCTGATGCTGCAACCAGTATCTTTAGGTTGGCCAAAGGTACAGAAGCACCAACTTGAATTGTATTGTTTGCAAATTGAATACTTGCAACATTTGCAATACCTTTTCCACTTAGGTCTAAAGCTACATTGCTTGAACCTGAAGAAGGTATAACAATTGTTCCGTTGCTTGTAAATTCCCATTGTTCTTTAAAATAATCAACCGTCTGTTCATTTTCTGGACTAGGATTTTGATAAGTAACAGCATTCATTGTGTATGAATATGTTGTATTGACAGCAAGTGTTATTGTTGTATTTCCACTACCAACTGTTGTGCTTGTTGTAGTGGCTGCGGATGGTACAGTCACATATGTAAAGTCGCCCCATTTGGTTGAACTTGAATATGCATACACACCAGGTAAAGTTCCATCTATCGGTAATTCATACGTAATTGCGATTGCTTTTGAACTGCCATTTGGATACGCATATCCAGTGCCAACAAGAAAATCACCTTTTACATCCATCTGTCTGTGACCAAGTCTAATATTTTGACCTGCACCTGGAACTTGAAGTGAATTCGCCCAAGCAAGATAACCATTGGCCGCAAGGACTTTGTAATTAATAAATGCCGTTTTACTATTGGGGTCTGTAGTTGTTCCGTTTACATATAGATAGTCATTACTATACTTAATCCAATTAATTTTTGGTGATGTTACACCAGTTATTTCTTTTTCCCAAACCAATTCGTTATTTGCTCTAAACATATAGATGTTTGTATTTGTTGCAGCATACCAGTTGTTTGAAGAATCATAACTTAGTCCAATGATTGTGTTTCCATATTTGTTGACATTACTTGTTCTAATGTAAACACCTTCTGTATCAAACTTATGGACTTGACCGTTTGCTGAACCAACTAACAAACCACCACGATTAGGTAAAGCAATAATAACAGATGCGTTTGCCGCTGCATCTGCATTATAAAATGTAAAATACAATTCACCCGTAATATCAAGGCCTGTAATTAAGTTGTGTTCACCAGTATAATATGGAAAATCTTCATCATCAACACAGATATCTTTAGAACCAATTGAATCGGTAATTAAAGTGTTCCAAACATTCTGTCCAAGATAATTGAATTTTGTGACACGGGTTGACCTGTCATCTGGAATATTTGTTAATAAGTATATGTTATTATTTCCATCAACTGTTACTGAATCACCATAACTTGCTACCAATGTGCCGCCAACGTTGGCTGCAGGCACAGATTTTCTCCAGTAAATTGAACCATACGGATCAAATTTAATAACTGTTGCTTGTGGTAAACCAGTAACTTCATTTTGTGTTGTCATTGATACAACAATGTTATTTGCAGAATCGAAAGCAACACTGTGTCCATATGCATTGTTGGCTTGTGTATCTAGTTGACCAAATAACATACCCCAAGCTCTACGTTCATGTGGGTCGGTACCAATTTCAACCTTTGTATTACTGTACATTGTGGTTTTATCAAATAAAATATCACCCAATGAAGCAGTGTTTGCTTTGTTGAAAGCATTCTGTGCCAACTCTTGGTTGGTTTCATAATATGTGTTCGATGTATTGGAGTTAAAAGAAACTGTAGTGTACAACTCAGTAAAGTTGTTATTTGTTTTGGTGAAAGCCGTTCTTAATGAATCGCCTTTGCCATCATTTGCTCTAATACCAATATTGATAGTTTGTTTAGCCATTTATTTCTCTCGTTTTGTTTACTGATTTGCAGCTTTATTGATTGTAGTAACTTCAGCCAATGTGTTATCAGCCTTAGCGTCTTCTTTATCAACTGACATGTAGTCAATATCTGTACTAACTCTACCAATCGAATCGACTTCAACGAATTTCAATGGGTTCAAGTTGTATGATGTAAAGTTGTAATTTGCCAAAGTATTAATTCCGTATATAGGTTTGTCTGACACGAAGTTTCCTGTTAGTTCTTTCAGTCTCAATACATTATCTGTAAATTGTACAACCATGCCTGTTGCGGTTGCATCTTCTGGTGTGTAACCTTGATAGACTTTTTCACCAACTTTATATGTTCCATAACCGGAATCTAAGTTCATGTAAAATTCAATTACTTCTTCTTGTGATACTAGGTTGTATACAGAAACGAAGGCACGATTAATAACATTAGTTTCTGCAACTTTACCAAATATAAAACCTTTAACAGTAAAGTTTAATGTCCAGATAATCATTCTAGTTTCATTATCTCTACCACCTTCATATGTAATTTCATGTGAGGTTGAATTTAAAATTACTGGAATTTCTTTAATGATTCCCATTTCAGGAATCAAATTCAATTTGATGGTATAGTCTGGTGTAAAGAATGGTAAAATGTGTTCAATAATTTGTGTACCGTCTTCTATGTTACGCACATAGATGTAAAGATTAAAATCGAAATTGTATGGTACAGGATTATATTGTGAAAGAACTCCTGAAGGTGGAGTTCCTGAAAAATTTTTAATGTTTGTGTTTTGTTTTCTACTTGAATCGTATGATAAACCGGCCATTTCAAACGACATACGTGGTAGTGTCATCTGTACCTTTTTATCTAAATTCAAATCTTCTTCAAGCCGCATGACATAACGTTCTTTACTTGCATATGCAATAGGAACAATAAATCTTTCTGATTCGGTAAGGTCTGGTTTAAATCTATACAAGGTAATGTTATCAAACAGATTACCAAATCCAACAACCAATTTTCTTATGACACGGTTATATGTTGACATTATATTCTTCCAAATGGATTGGTTTCTGTGAAGTCAATAATGTTATTGGCTGTATCAAACAAATATGCATTATCGTAGG